TCAATATTTTTAATTACTGTTTTAATATTTAATGATGCTGCACCCATTAACATTGACATACCAGATGCTGTTCTTGTCATAGACTGAACACCTGTTTGACCATGTGAATAAGATGGTAAGCCAGTAGATTCATCTGCTAGTTGTCTGAACTTATCAAACATCTGCATATTTTCTACAGCAGTATTTGGAAACTTAATTCCATAAATAGATTGTCCTGGTACACCAGATTGTCTTTTAAATATTTTACCTGGATATACTTCCATGTTTTGATTAGATGATAAAGCTGATTCATCAACATCAAATACTAAGTTACCAGCTAATGCTAAGTTATCAATTGCCATTCTTGCATGACCATTCATAATCTGTTGTGCATCATCCATGTTTTCTGGAACACCAATACCAAAAAATGTATAAGGATTCTTTTCATATACAAATGCTTGATAAGGAGTTCTAAAAGGTTTAAAAGGATTCTCAACTACTCTGATTACTTTACCTCTATGCATCCAGATGTTAACTTGTATTTCTTCTGAATCATCTACATCTTCTCCAACTTCAAGACCTTCTTCTCTTGCAGCCATTGCAGTTATAGTTCCCCAGTATTCTAATACTTCAAATCTATTATGAGTAATATCTGCATAATGACTTTTTTCTAAATCAATATCAGTTTCCCATTCTTTCTTAGTATAGTTAGCACCCATCTTTAAACATTCCATGATAGCTGCTTTATTAAAGAAAGGTCTGTTAGCTAAATCTAAAAATTGATTTCTATTTAATCTATGTCTTTGGATAACGTATTCTGCTTCATCCATACTTCTAGCATTAGGGTCTGGATAAAAATCCCATATGCTAACAAATTCTACTTTAGGAACTTTAACTTGTTCAGGTGTATACTCTCTACCATTACCTGTATCAGTATATCTGTGTAATGTTTTGTTATAAGTAAAAGGTCCTTTAACAATTCCTGTACCTAATAAACAAGATTCAAATATAGCATTTCTTAAAGCTATACTTCCATTTGATTCTTCTATCTGGTCGTGAATTAATTTCTCTAATCTTCTAGCTGCAATCTGTGCAGGTTTAATCTGTGGCATCTCAGGACTTGGAGCTGGTCCAGGTGATAAGTCAGCTTCTTCATATTCTTCTTGAAGACTTCCTAATTCTAAATCTTTTAATGTGTTGAATGTTGCACCCTTTGGTAACTCTCTACCATCACCAGGAAAACCTAGACCACCATTTTGTAATGGCATATCCATTTCTTCTCCAGGCATATAATCCATATTTCCTTCAACACCAGGAGTAGGATTTAAATTCTCATCACCTTGCATTTCCTTTAAAGGATTAAGATGTGCGTACTCTGCAATTCCTTCAGGTACTCTTGTTTCTTGAATTGATAATGGAAATTTATTTGTACCGAATAGTACATCAATTAGTTGTCCATAAGCTGCAAGTACTTTTGTCTTAGTTACTTTAACAAAGACTCTAGACTTTTCATTCTCTCTGAACTTAACATCTTTAAGGTATCTACCTCTGTAGTTGTGATAAGATTGTAACCATCTTAATTCATCATCTCTTCTAGTAGTTTCACATTGCTGAAACTTAGATTGAACAATACCTACTAAAGCAGATTGTTGTTTATTATCTTCCATTTCACCGTCTTCAGGCATAGAAGTTCCTAAATCTTTTTCTTCGTACTCAGCCATAAAATATTCAACCTTTTAGTTTTGTGTATAATACGTATAATAATACACTTTTTTTAGTATGTTGTCAACTTAACTTATAATATTTTCTTAATATTTTTAATTACTGCTGTAGGTATTATAGTTGTATTACCTATATCTTCAAAGGTAGGCTTATCTTTGCTTTTAATATAATCAGTAAATATTCTAGTTACACCATTCTTTTGACTAAGTAAATAACCTTTAGATACACAAGTTGGAAGTTGTTCTAAGTTTAATTGTTTAGTTGAACTCCATCCAGCATCACCTTCAATATCAAGCCACTCTATTTCAACATAAGGATATTTAGTTATATCATTACCTAAAGTCTTTGTATCAAGTGGAATTATCTTTCTTTGTTTCTTTGGTTTCTTTTTCTTTCTCATTTATCTCCCTTTTGTTTCATTCCTTTAGCAGCCTTACCATAAGGTTTAAAATCTCCTTTACCATTTACAGAACTCTCTTTACACCAGTCTGTAAATTGGTCTTTCATTCCACCACCATCAGAGTATCTAAACATATTGAATTTAAATACTTGTTGTATGTTATCTTGTTTTAAATATTCTTGTAATTCTTCATATGACATTACTTCATCATATTCTTCATTTGTTTCTAAGTTTTTAAAAGTATATAGGGGCATATTAATATCCAAAGATTGGGTCTGCAGGAGTAAATCGTTTTGCTTCACGCATATCCTCCCAGGCTGTTCTTGCTTTAGGTCTAGACATAATTAAATATCTCAAAGCATCATAAGCATGGTCTGATGCCTTTGTATCTACATCCTCAGGTTTGTTAGGGTCTAGAGGAATAGATTGTATTTCTCTAATTAGATTAGGACATGATTTAAAGATTTGCATTTTAGGTCTACCCTTATCTGTTATCTTTAATCTCTCATGTATTTGTATCTTACCTTGGATTCTGTTCTTGTCAGCTCTTCTAAGCTTGTGTCCTGCTCTGGATAGTACTTCGCCTACAGTTGGACCAGTAGAGCCAGTCCTAGCCCACGCAGCCCAGTCTAACACACCATTTACAGACAACCTATCCTCTTTCTCAAACTCAAAGATTCTAGTAGCTAAGTCTTCACCAGTTAATCCTTTTTGATATAGTTCTCTGTATATAATTAATGTTTCATCACTAGGGTCTATTGCACCCCATATTACTGCAGACTCTGCTGCATAACCATAGTCAATTCCTTTTACTCTTTCCCAATGTTTAGGTAATTCAAATGGGTCAATGCAATGAGTATCATAATCAAACTCTGTAAAGGCTGCACCTTCAGCAACATCCCAGTTACCTTCTAGTAATTGTTTTCTTTGAACAGCAGGTAAGGACATAAGCATCTGCTCATACTTACCATCAGCAGATAGGAAAGGGTTATCTTCTAATCTTGCTGGTATAAATCTTCTTGTTATTTTATCTTGTCCTTGAAAGGATTCATTAGGAGGACTTGGGTCAAGGTATCTTTTCTTAACCCAATGTCCACCAACCCCACCAGGGTTTGCAGTACACCGAATGTAGCATTGTATTGCATTATTAGTTGTTCTCAATCGTGACTGCAAGTACTGGAGAGGAAATTCTGTAGGGTATTGTGTTAATTCATCTATACCAATCCAAGTATATGATTGTCCTTGGTATCTATAAACATCTGCATCCCTATCTAAATATCCAAACTCTAATGAAGCTCCACTAGGAAACCTCCAAATTTTTTCTACCTCTCTAAACTTTGCACCAGCAAAAGCTTTAGGATATAGTTCTCTAGACTTATCTATTAATTCTCTTAACTCAGGCATAGACTTTCTAAGTAGTAATGCTCTATGTTCTTTAATGTGCATATATCTTAATGGGTCAACTAGCATGGCATATGATTTACCACCCCCTGCTGACCCACCATATAGCACATCTTGTTCTCCTGCAGCTAAGAAATCTGTTTGAGGTCCTTCATTTGGCTTGAAGACGATTCTTTCCTGCTCTTCTTTTAGGAGAGTCTTAACACTTTCTGGTAGTGCTTTGTATTCTTTCTCATCCATAACAGTACCTTTTTTATCGGACTGCTTCTGTTGTTCACCTTGTTGAACTTTAGCTATACTATCTTTCTTAACTTTAAGCTTTTGAGTTCTATTGTCTAGCTTCTTACGAAGTTTCTCAATCTCTTTTTCTTTTTCTTTAACAGCTTTCCTAGCTGCTAACTTAGCTTTATGTTCATAACCATAGTTATATTGTCTAGCCATTTTTACTTAATAAACCTATTGTTGGTTTTTCTTCTGTTGTATCTTTGTCTATAATCTTTTTTAAACCCATAGCAGATAATTTTCTACCTGTTTGGCTTTCCATTATTTCAACAGCACCTCTTAATGAGAATGCTCCAGCTTTAACTCCTTCTTTAGCATCAGCTAATGCTTTAATTTCTTTTTCAACTGGTTCTAATACTTTATCTTCTTTGAGTTTATACCCATAAGGTATAGTTGAACTTCTTCTTCTATTCATCATCTGGTGTTACATCCTCTGC